CAATAAAATACCTCGTTCTTGTCGTTTAGGATAGTCAAAACAGTGTAGTCATCAGCGCGACCTAGGTCAATACCAGCATAACAATTATTTGAGGCGTTTCCAAGTTTAATGCAGTCTTTTACATTCTTAAAAACAGCACTTCCGTCGTCTAAAAACTCGGCAAGATATTCTTGCCTAAACACATGCTCTGGCAAATTACGCCTTGCATCTTCAAGCTCTTCAATAGGTATCTTTGGATTGTCGTATGATGTTCCAGCTATCGAGTAATAAGATGGGTTTTCTTTGCCTTGGTTGAATAATTCAAAGAAATGATTTTTTCCTTTTGGAGTTGATATTATTAATACTTTTTTACCTTTTACTAATATAGTTGCTTTTAATACTTCCGTCCAAGCCTCTTTTTTTATGAAAGCAAACTCATCGCAAATAAGATAGTCAAAAGTATTACCGCGTATATTGTCAAAGCGTTCTGCTGAAAAAAATTGTAAAGTTGAACCGTTAGCAAATTGTAACAAAAGATCAGATTTGTTGCTATCACTAATATAAGGCGTGTTAGCAATTGCTTTAAATATTTCACCATAAACTTTTTTGCATTGCGAGTAAACCGGGCTTACCCAACCTATTTTACATTCTTTGTTATTAATTGCCCAATATAAAGTTTGATTTTCTGCAAGTAAAGTTTTACCAAACTGCCTGCCAATACTTACAATGTAGTATTTCTGATTTCCGCTATTTATAGCGTTGTGTATCTCTCTTTGTTTACTATGCGGCGTGTAAAGTTCAAGCACCGAAATCCGCTTTAAAGTTTATATTCGCATCCATCTTAACATCATTCTCTTGCTTAGGCTGTCCGTAAACTCTATTCATTAAAGTTTCCAAAGAATAAAGCGTACCTTTCTCAAGGCTTTTCCTCATAGCGTTTGCAATTGTCTTTTCTAAAATAGTTGCGTTCTCATCTTTAAACACTTCAGCAAGTTCACTTATTGTCATTGCCATCATTGTTTGAATGGTATCATTAACATCCTGCTTATTATATCCCATATCTTTAAGCATGCATACAAATTTCCGTGGCCTGCCTTTTGGGTTACCTGATTTACCTTTAACAAAAGGTATTAAATTTTTCAATCCTTCTGAACTTGGCATATTATTCTAAACCTTTAAATGCTTTTAATGGGTAAAAAACTAATGAATTTCTATAACCATCCTTATGGGTTGGTATTATTGGAGTAACTCCATGCATATTTCTCCAAGCTGGATAAACTAAAATTGAATTATCTTGTTGACCTATTGTAGCGTTATAGTCTGGTATATGTAAGTCACCACCTTTACTATTATTTTTTTTACAAATAATTACATTAACACATCCTTTTAAATTTAAACCATCAATATGAAATGGAGCTGATATATTGTAATTTGAAATAGAGCTAGTAAATATATTTCCAAATTTCCATTTATCTGAAATTTCTTTAAACAATTCTACTTGTTTATTATATTGAGCTGGCAATATTTTTTTTATTAAATTTTCACTTTCGTTTGCAAGCAATAACATTGCTTTTATAAATGTTTGCGCTGACTTTACACTATGATTTGAATGCTTACTTGCATAATTTCTACCTAAATGTGGCTTAGGAGCCGTGCTTCCAATTATAGCTGAAAGCTGCTTTACTACTCCTGCTCCATTTATTTTTTGACGGTCTGTATATCCAATAATTTTACCATTTTCGTCTTTTATTTCTTTAAAGTTTGTCCTTATCATTTCTTGTTTTGGAACATTTTTACTTTTGAATTCTGCATTTGCCAAGTCTGCTAACTTACACATTTTCTCTGGCATTTTAGTTAAGTAAAACCCTATTGGTTCGCCATCTGCATAAAAAATAGCATCTTCAGTTATATTTGGTTCAATATATTCACAAACTTCACCAATTTTTCTATTATGATTAACTTGTGTTAAATTTATTATTTTCATTTTACTTGCTTTTTATAATACATAGACAATCCTTTTATGTCAGTTTTCATGTCGATTCTTTCACCTTTTCTTTTTAAAGTTATAAATGGATTCCACTCAGAACACATTTTTTTTGCACTTTCTTCATCTTTTTTAGCTTTATATTCATTTTGCAGGCCTCCGGTGTTTGAGCCAACATCAGGGCAAGAAAACCAATAGTGATTAAACCTTAAAATTCCATTTCCTTTTTGTATTGTTTGTAATGCAAAATCTCTATCTTCTTTTAAGTTAAATTCTTGTCTGTAATTCCATTTAATTTTTGATATATTCATTAATACACAAACTTCAACAAACTTTTTATTTACTGAATAGCTTGTTTTTTCATGCCACGCATGTTGAATGTAGTTTATTCCAATTAATTCAAAAGGTAGTTTTTTTGCTTTTTCTAAAATATTAAACCAAATTGAAGCGTCTTTTTTTATAGTTTTTCCATTATATATCCCAAATGATGCAACATCATCATCGCACATAATAACCCAATCATAATTATTTTGTTTTGCATAACTTAACATAAAGTTTCTAACATAGCCAATCCCTCGGTTATTTTCTAAAATATTAACTTTATTTGGAACATTATATTTTTCAATTTCTTGAGGTTCTATAAAATGTATTACTTTAATTCCTGCTTCTTCAAATAGTTTATAAGTATTTGTGTTTAATCTTCCTTTTGTAGGTATAAAACAAATCATATCTTTTCCTTTTCAGCTTTTAAATATTCCATAATCATACCACCTACATATGCTTTTTGATCTCTCCAAAATTTTACAAGTTGATACGCTTCATTGTAATGTTCAGATTCAAACTCTATCTGTATTGCCTTTTTTACTCCGTCTGTCATTTGTTCAAGCTGATCTGAAACATCTTGTTCATCTAATATTGAATAATCAACCTCAACTGGTTTTTTCCAAACATCTAATCCCCATTCCTCAAGCTCAAGTTCATCCCAGCTTTGTAATAATTCCCAATCCCACTCACCACCTGACAAATTATCTTTTATCAAAAATTCTCTCTGTTTGTCCTCAGATAAATTTGATGCTTTAATAATAGGTATTTCTTTTAAACCAGCCTCTTTGCAAGCCTTAAAACGCATATTACCGCCTAATATTATCATATCATCATTAACAACAATAGGCCTAATATTAAGCATTTCCGGAAAGTCAATTATTGACTTTACTAACTTTTTAAAATTGTCATCCTTAATAATTCTTGGGTTATTAGGATTAAGTTTTATATCATCATCCTTAATAATTCTTGGGTTATTAGGATTAAGTTTTATATCAGATATTTTTACTGTTTCTATTTTCATTTTCTTTGCTTTTGTTCATTTTTTCATCATGCCATATATTTTGACAAACAGCGTATCTCTGCATATTATCAGGAAATTTATTGTTCATTTCAGCATCACCCATGCACCTAATTAAATAATCTCCTTTGGTTTCGTTAGCTCTTGGCTTTGGCATTGTAGTAATAAATTATATAAGTTCTTAAACATGTCAATTACACAAGTCTTGCAATACAAGTTTGGATACGGCAATTCTTTAAACAGCTCACGATGTAAAGCGGCTAACTCTTTAAGCTGGTGAACGCCCAAATTAGTCATATAATTAGCCTGCTTGTAAGTGTCCCAAATGTTTTGGTAATGTAATAATATAGCTTGTTGTCTTTCGTCCATGTTAGTTTAGATAAATAACTATTGCTTTAAAATCAATGCTCATGCCACTAGAATGGTTAATGCCGTCCTTATAATACCAGCAGCGGATATCATGAAATATTTTAACCAAATAATATTCTTCTGTATCTTCATTCACAACTTATTTTCAAGATAATATCCTAAAATTGGAGCAATGCTTATATATATAAATATATTTTCTCCGTTATTGATTATAACTGAATATATTAAAGCCGTCCAAAAACTTAAACAAAGTGTACAGTCAAAAGGTTTTAGCCTATCTAAGTTAAGCTCTGCTTTGATGCCTTGAATAAACCCCGTTGCTTGAGCTATTAAGAAGGCGAAGCAACTAATTGAGATTATCTCTAATAATACTTTTAACATGGTTTACAGTTCTATTAATTGATGCAAAAGGTATCCCGGTTAATTTTTCTAATTTACGAAAACTCCCTGAACTTATATAAGCCTTAAATAACTCTTTGTCATACCAATGCAATTTATCAAGTTCCTTTTCAATCTTATTTATTAAAATA